GCAAAGCTAAATAGTAAGCTAATCCACTTACAGCACATGGTAAAAATCTATCTGGCATGTCAACTGTTTCTGTTGCTGCCGTAATGTCTTCTATTCTTCTTCTTTCATTAAACTTAAAAACATCAGCCGCATCTGGTGTTGGATATAAATATACAACTGGTGTTAATTGTTTATCTAAAAAATATTGAGATGGTCTACCTGTATCTGTTTTGTTTGGTATTTTTAAATAATCATCTCTACTAATTCTTTCTAATTCAAAATCAGTGACTGTAGAGTCTGAGTTTGTTTTTTGTATAACTGCCTCTGTAATATCCACTGTGTGACTGTTCAATGTATAACTAGCAGTGTTTGCCGTTAAAGTTTGAGTTGATTCTGTAACAGTCCATAGTTGAACATTTCTATTACTCCACTCTTGTAATAATAAATTTAATTGTCTTCTTCCAACTGAAGACTCTTTACCTGTTTGTGGTTCTCCACCAATACGGGCGTAAGCATCTTCTATGATTTCATCAACAGCAAGAGTAAAAGTTCTAGTTCCAGAGGTAGCCATAATATTAATATGTTTTTGATAATTTTAAAATAATTGTGTAGTGGTCTCCGTCAGTGTGTCCTGTAGTCGTTAATAGTAAATCACCATTAATTCCAGAACCTGCATTGTTTGTTATACCACCAAAATCACTTGTATCAATGTAACCTTGTGATGATAAAGCACCATTTGCACCTAAAACTTTACAAACAACATTAGAACTTGCATTCCACAATAAGTCAACTCTCATACCAAATATATCATAATATATTTCCTGTATAGCTACTCTTGAGCAAGACTCACCATTAGTATCTTTTGCTAGAGCAGAAACGTCAACTTTAGTTACAGCACTTTCACCACTGCCATCTGATATGTTTGTAAGTTTTACAAGAATGCTTTTTGCACCAACGTTATCACCTATAGTTTGCGATGTTACTGCATCTGCCATTTTTTACCTCCAAAAATAAATAAAAGCTCGCTCCTCATTACAAAGAGGAGCAAAGCTATTGTTTTACAAATATTCATTAAAATACTGAGTATTCGATTTCTAATGTTCCACGAAAAGCTGTTAAAGCTGTATCACAAGTAGAACCTGCACCTAAGTATAAGTTTTTACTTGCTATCGCTGCCGTAATATTTGGCTCGAACACATGATAAGTACCCGCAGTTGCATCTAAATCAATATCAATTTCAGTTACTGAATCAGTAGCAGATATTCTTGGATTAAATGATGCCACGCCTGCACCTACAATTTCTGTTCCAGAAGAAATCGCTGCATTTGTTGCTGTTCCAGATGTTGCACTTAATTGTAAGTTTGCTAAAGAGTTAGCGTCACTTGCAGCAGCAGTTGTAATACCAAGCACTACTTTGTGTATAAAGAATTTGCTCGCAGTTACTAAAGCGTCTGGGTGGTCTGTGTTTAGTGCACCTAGTTCTACTAAAACATCATTGTCTGCGTAAGTCGTAGCAGCAGCGTTTGTGTCTGCTAAACTTATTGCAAAAGTTTGAATTTTTCTAGTTCCTAATGAAACTAGCTGTCCAGTAGAGTTAATGCTAACTCCTGTTTCTGTAATAGCACCAGATGTGCTGTCTTTATTAATTACTTTAAATCCGGCTTCTGAACGAACCGGGCCGTTAAAAGTTGTATTAGCCATTTTAAACCTCGTAGTTAAATTATATCATCTCTTCTACTTCGTCTGCTAGGGCAGTTGATATAATTGTTATCCCTAGAAATAAAAAAAAGGAGGGGAAAAATCCCCTCCTAATCCGTAATCTATGCTCCCGGTGAACCGAAGATACATCTCCAGTCTGAGAATCCGAAAGAATATCTTTCAGATGCTTTGAAACGCATATTTCCTGTTTCAAAATCTGGCTCCATTGATGTTTTCAAAGGTCTTCTTTGGAACATCTTTAGACCAGTATTAGTCATGTCAGTTAAGATAAAGAATGCATCAGTATCAGTTAAGTAGTGGTTTACTACATAACCTTCTGGGAACATGCCCATAGTTCTTAATGCATTTGTATCGTTATCAGCAGTACCAACTCTTAGGTCACTTTTCAAAATTCTTTGAGCAGTGAACGCTAATTCTTTTGGTATTACTAGCTTTCTAGCCTGTACCGCTACTGGGATGTTTCTGTCATCTGTGAAACCACCAATTGAAATAATTGCGTTTTCTAAAGATGATTCAGAAAGGTCAGCAGCCGTAGACGGCTCGTTAGCTTGGTTTCCTGCTGCCACAGTTGGGTGGTCAGTAGCAATAAGCTCCTTACCATCACCGCCCGGAAAGCTAGAGTTAAACGCATTGTTTAATACGTTTGCTCCCTTTACCTGTTTTGTGTAAGCCATTGAACGAGCTAAAGCAGCAGTGTATCTTTTTGATAAAGTATCATAAAGATTATCTTCAACCGCTTCTTCAGTGATTGCAAAAGCAAGTGCAACTGTTTCATGCACATATCTTGCAGTCCACTGCTCTGAAGCAGTATCAAATTCTACTGAAGCACCCTCTGACTTAGTTGGTGCAGCACCAAAGCCAGTG